ATGTCTTGATCAAGGGATGCATAGTGCACTACAAGTCTAGGTTCTTGTTGACTGTAGTCAAAGCATCCCCACTCACAACCAGACTCAGGTACGAAGAGGGATCGGATCAATGGACCCAAGTCTTTGTTGCGAGCAGGAATTTGTTGTAGGTTTGGATTGCTGTAAGAAAATCTTCCTGTCACCGTGCCACCAGTGTCAGATCTTATTTGATTTATATCAGCGTGTATTCTACCCTTATGTTCATGTTTAATTATTGTATCTATAAAAGTTGTATGTGCCTTGTTTATTTCTCTAGCTTTTGATATACATTGCACCAAAGGATGTTTATGAGTCGAAAGAAAGTTTTTAGTAAATGAAGGCGCTTGTGTTTTGGCTGTCCGTTCGTATTCCAGGTTTAATTTATCAAAGACTTTGGCTATCGACCGTGCTGCCCATATTTGAGTATCTATTCCTGTTTCTGTTTTTACTTGTTGCAGGAGTTTGTTTTCTTCTGATGCTAACTGTTGCTTTAATCTATGAGCTTTTTCAACGTCCACTCTCACCCCAAGAAATCGCATATCAACCAGACAAGGAAACAAATCAGTTTCCAAATGAAAAATAGAATCTAGATCTTGATCTATTATTTCTTTTTGCATAACTTTCCAAAGTGCAAAAGTTAATTCTGCATCACGCTCTGCATAATTACCAACATACATTGCAGGTAATTTCCACATGTCAGCTTTGGGATCAACACCCCATTCTTTTGCAGCGTTGTTTAGTTCTGTTTCATTTTTACCATGACCACAATAATCCCAACCTAGTGATCCAAGATCATATCTAAATCTGTTTTCGTTTACAAGTGATGCTGCAATCATAGTGTCAACAATCTGTCCATTTATTTGTATACCCATAGATCTAATCCAACACACATCATACATTGCATTGTGAAAAATTTTTGTAGATGTAGTTTTACAAATATCTGTAAACCATTGAATTACTTTACTTTTTTCAAGGTTACCACCGCCCTCATGATCGAAAGGAAAGTAACCTGAGTAGCCATCTGTTGCAACTGCAACACCTACAACTTTACCTTTACCAACTACAGAACCTGATCCCATAGTTTTTAATTCTGGATCATGTGTTTCTAAATCAATTGCAATCTCATTACAAAATCTTAAATCCGGAAATTCAGTAGGTTTGACCCACTCCGTTTGTGGTTTAAACACTATATTATTTTTTAGGCTCATAAATATATTTCTCTTTTATAATTTTATTTAATTTATCTTTGTTGCTAAATGCATACAAAGCCGCGTTGTAATCATGTGGAAATATTTCCCAATCAACTAAACTAGGATAGATTTCTATTCTGAACTTATGTTTACTAACTTTAACTTCTTTTGTTATTGGTTTATTTCTCATCTTTCAATTTCTTAATTTCTAAATCACAATAGTGCTTGATCTTCTCTAAATCTTCTATCTTATTTTTGTATAAATATCTACAAACATATTTAACAACGTTACCTTGAAAGAATGAAAGATCATTTTTTGAAATAAATTCGTAAGGTTGAATTACAAAATTATCTTTGTAATGTGATCCTCCAACTTGTTTGTCTTGAGGAAAAGCATCTTCAAATATATCTTTACTTGTCATATTTTAAACTCCTTTGATTTGTTTGGAGATCTCACCAAATATAAATTTTTCATAGTTCGTGTGATACCTACATACCAAACACGATACTCTTCATCCTGTTTAGCTGTAGATTTTTTTGCTCCTTTGATTGTGTTTGATGTGTGGTTTAAAAATAAAACAACGTTTGTTGCTTCACCACCTTTAGCTCCGTGTATTGTTGATACTTTAATTCTTGCTTTCTTTGTTGGATCTTCATTGTTTAATAATAACAATCTCATGTATGTTATCTGACTCTCTGATACATTATCAAATGCATCATACCATTTCAATGATAGATTCATTGTTCCTTTTATTCTTTCTTTAACTCTCTGTAATTGTATATCAGGTATTGTTATTTTCTTTTGTAATTGTGACCAATATTGTATGTCTTCGTACAAACTTTTACCAACACTATTTCCTTGTGCAGATTCAAAAAACAAACCTTTCTTTTTTAAATATGTAGGTATAGGTTTTAATAATGATTTAGTTCTTGTTAGTATCAACCAATCACCTGTAGTCATATCTATATCAGCAAGTTTATATCTTTCTAAAATTTCACCAGTTTCAGACTTTGGAAAATATTCTTTGTCAATTCTATTATCTTGTATTCTGTTAATGACATCTAATGCAGTTTCTTGTATAATGCTTGGCACTCTTTCTGACTTAGTTAAAGGTATTTCTTCTGCATCATAGTTAATAAAAGAATCTACATCAGCACCAGCCCAACCAAAAATAGCTTGATCATCATCACCTGCAACCCATACATCACAACCTGTATCTTTTTCTATCTTGTTTATCATAGCCCACTGTATTAATGACAGATCTTGTGCTTCATCTACAAATATTACATCAAACTCTGGTGTGTCATCTACATCTAAAAACTTTTGTATCATGTCAGTAAAGTCAATCAGGTTATATGTTTTTTTATAGCTATCTATTTCTGATGCTATATTTTCCAACTTATCCCTTTCTATTTTTGATAGGTGTTCGTTAAGATCTAATTGTTCTAATACAGATATTTGTTTTACTCTTGCTAAATTAATTAATCCTAAATACTCACTATCTGATGAGAATATACCATTCCAATTATTAATTTCGTATGATGCGTATTTAATTTGAATACCACAAGTATCACCTATTGCTTTGTAGTTTAGATCTTGCATGACATTTTCTTCTTTTAATCCTAGTCTATTGAACGCTAGAGAGTGTAAAGTTTGAAAGTATTTAATATCTTTTTTAGTAAGTTCTGTTTTTATTTTAAGAAATCTATCTCTTGCCTCACCTGCAGCTTTACGAGTAAAAGCAAAATAACCAATACGTTTTAAAGGTATACCCTTCTTTACATATCGTTGTACTTCGTTTAGTAAACGTCTTGTTTTACCTGTGCCTGGTGGTCCTACTACTTTGTATCTCATTAGTAATTACTTTCTTTTCTCTCTACTGGTTTATATTCTATTTTATCTATATGTAGTTGCTTGACCCTACATACTTTAATCGTTTTGCCATCTACATTAAGAGAATGATTAAACTCTACGTCACACTTATCTTTTAGTTTTTGTGCTATTCTCTCTTCTGGTATTTTCCAACTAGATCCAAGGTGATCTATAAAAGAATTAAATCTAAAAAAGTGGTGACCTTCCTCTGTCAAACAAGATCCACTATTTATCTGCACTCTATTTCTTGCACGTGGACCATTAACACAATATTGATACAGCTCTTCTTTTAATCTGTCTTCTATTTGTGTGCCTGCAGGTGGTGATATTTTAGTAGAACCTTTTCTAAGTTCTGTAAGTTTTGCTCTAAAATCTTTTGGTTTAAGTGGCTCATGATAGATACCTGTTTGCTCCCATATCAAATCTAATAGTTCTGTTTGTTTAGTTATAAATCTTCTGTTTGTTGCTACAACACCCTCTTTAGTTCCATCCGGTAATACAACATTAAATCTGTATTCTGGTTCTGCATACATAATTATTTCAAAGTCTGTGATGTCTGGAAACATTGTGATACTATCTGACTTAACACCAAATGGTCTTGAGTAACAAAGTGTTCGCATACACTTGCTTTGTATTGGATCTTCATAACACGTATGACCTGCTGTATCTTTTTTCCACGCAGTAATTTTAGAATCTAATTTTGTTTTGTCCCATGGGTCTTCAAGATAACTATAGTTTGCTTTTGCAACTTGATCTGGCCATTTGTCTTTGTATTTCTTTTTAGCAAAGACCATGTAATTATACATAAATCTATCTCTGCCATCATCTAGTTTTCTTTTTGAACACAACGCTAAACATGGTGGACCATCTTCAAACTCTGGATCTGTGCCCACTAAAATATTTTTGTATGTTTCCTCTACAAGTTTATCTAATTCTTTTTTACCAATTCTGCTTTCGTTTGCTACTTTTAAAAATTTTTCTAAATTTAATTTGTTATTGTTTTTGTCAACAGCATATCTTTTTGTTTCACCGTTGTTGTAATATGGTAGGTTAATAAAGTTACCTGGTTTAATTTCTCCTTTGTCATCTTCCTTTAGTTCTTTCTGTTTTGGAAAAATCTCTGTGTCAGGATCTAATCCAAGAGGCAGTAAAAAAGATTTTAGTGCCGAGATCAAATCGACAGCTGGTATTGATTCTTTCAAAAATAAATAACAATGCAGTCCTCCGCTTTTAGATAACA